GCAAATGCTTGGGTGGATGGATTTAAAGCATTAATTATTAGATACGAAAAAACTATATCAAGCTGGATTAGCCTACATTGGATGGCATTCACAACAATGTTTATTAATCGAATTAAGCACAAGATAAGAATAATTTAAAAACTTTAAACAAGCTCAGTATCTATTGTGTTATGGTGGAGGGTTAGCCGTTTCAGCTTATTGCCCCTTTTATTTCTACAAATCGTTTGCCGTATCCTCCCTGAAATTTCATATTAAATGGGGCATTTGGTTATTCTTAATAGGCCCATTTTTCTTTCTTTTTACAAGCTGCTACGCTTTAACGAGTAACATTGATTTAGCTGTAAACTACGGAATGGCAATTCCCTTGCCTTATTCATTCATTTTACTAATTGCTATAGGTAAAGCTATCTATAAGAAATACGAATATGAATTGATCTGTGATTCAAAAGAAGTAGCACTAATGTTTATATCTGTATTTCCTTGGGGATTAATGGCAATTATGTCTCTTGTTGGTATTAGTCAGCTGCAGGAGTTGATTCTTGCGAATGTGGGATTCTTATTTTTTCGGGTATTCTATGTAAAAGAAGAGTTTCGTGAGGTAAGAAAAAAAGAATCTAATATTCAAGTTATGAACTATGTAATTGCAGAGAAGGATGCTGAAATAGTACATCTACGTAATCTTCTTGATGCCAAAACCGAAGTAGATAATGGTACTGAATCCAACGACAATCATTTTGAAGAAATAGCAAATGAGAGACAAAATAATGAATTATCGAATGAGATTTTTAATAAAAACTGCAAAAAATACTTAACCAAAGCTCAAACGGAGGTTGTAAAAATGGTCAAAGAAGGTTTGACTTATCAAAAGATAGCTAAGATGCGCGGTGTAAGTGATAGTTATATAAGAGAGCTTATGAGCACCATTGGCAAACGATTAAAAGTAAAGGGAAAGGCAAATATTTTACTAAAATTAAGCTCCTAGTTTCTGTGCCCATTGATGTGAATAAATTGAAATGCTCACAAAAAATAAGAATATTTAATTTTAGATTAAAAAACAAAAAGATTTTACTTACTTAATTGAAAAATAGAATAATGCAAATATATACCCCACATGTTTTACCCCACATTTACATAATATAACCCACATTTTACCCCACATTTTTTATCGAGAAATAGCACAAAGTAGGGTTGACAGTATGCAAAAAGTCTCACCATCTTGCGCTGGTTAATTACCTAACTCAATTTAATATAATGAACTATCAAGAACAAAAAATGCAAACAATGCTCTCCAATGAAACTACAATTCAACTAATCCAAATTCATTTATCCTCTTTTTTGATCTCTTGTGAAACAAGCGGAATTAAGCATGATGATTTTGGAACGATTATACATAACATTGTAAACGATGTTATTGATGCTTCGGACGAAGACTCACCTACACGCGAATTAAAGAAACCGTTACTCTTTTTACGTGCGTTTCAAAATTTTCTAAACGGTATAAAAGTCAATTGAACTCTAAAATAGCATGCTAGCGTTCACAAAGATGCTAGCATGATGCTATTTTAAAATTTGAGATTAGAGTCCTCACATCCACCGCCTCACACATAAACCTCACAATACTATCCGCCAGATTAATATGCCTATGATCAGCAGAAACAGCCGTTCTAACAATCGTAGACAGCAATACCCAATCTTTAGGGGTGTCTTTCAAGGCTTCAAAGCCAGATAATTCCGACAATTTAAAGTCCCGCTTATGCAACGCCCGATACACTTTATCAGCAATTGATAGTGCATTCAACACCGCATCATCATCGTAATTAAACTGTTCAACGCAGTGGATACTAAAAGACAATCGGCCTCCCTGTATGTTTTTGTAGCCTTTGAGTTCCATTAAAGGCGTTTCAGCGAACTCAATGAAGAGTGTGGGCGTTTGGAATACAGGTTCGGCATGGTCGTCGGTCAGTAGGCTGTTGTACCAATGGATACGTCCAGCGACTTCGGGAATAGCATCGTTTAATCGTTTTTTGATGGCTTTGTAGGCGAGTGATAGCATAATCTAGATAATTTGATTCATCTCTGTTTTAATGGTTCTTAAAATAGCCTTCTCCAAATCGGGCGTGGCATCCATAAATTGGCGTTTCGGAATGGTGATGGTTGAATTTTTTCTTTTCAGGGCCATCGCCTTCCAGAAATCTGCTTCTTGGCTGATGGAGGCTGAGCGTTTACCTCGGGTGCGGCCTGCTGCGGGAGCATGCTGATAATATTTCGCCCAAAAGAACTTACGCATCTTATCGGTGACGGGTATTTTACCGCCTTGCTGATGCAACTCGGCATAAGGTATTTCAGAAGCTCGAATACCTACATTCACACTATTCTGACTGCGACTGATGATTTTAATACTATCGACCAAATTGCCCGTATCGTTCAAAATACCTTTGCCACGCCCGCGACTGCTTTCAAATACCCGATTTTTAAAACGTTGCAAAGAACCACTGGTAGGCACGCCTTGACGCTTGGTAATGTTATCTTGAAAATGGCTTACCGCTGTCTGACCAATCACGGTTGGCATGGCGTTTAAAACCTTTTTCAACTGCTTTTCAAGGTCGTTTAACGAACGACCGCTGTGTTTAATACTCAGTTTAGTCATCGCCTTTTGATTAATAGCCCTTTTCGGAGCTTTTCGAGCTCAGCGTGTGGTTTATCCCATTGATAAAAAGTTTGTACGATACCTTTTTGATCGGCTAACAACACAATGGGCTGATCTTGATAATAGCCGATATAGGTTCTGGAGGGTTCAAGATTTTGACCTACATGTTCGATACCATCCCATATTTCATTCGCATTTCTCAAGAGCGCGAAGGCCGATTTTGCTATCTTCCAATGTCCTTGATCGATGGTTTGTTGATATACATTTTTGGGGAAATGGAGGGCTATCCCCGTGCTGTCCTGTAGTTTTACACCTTCCTTTTTGCCAGCCATGTTATCCCAAAACGTTTTAAAATCCGCTTCGCTTTTGCAACCTTGAACGGGTGAAAACTGATCGCTGAAACGTTCATAGATGCGCTCCACGGATGGCATTCCGTAGTTTTCAACTGCATTTAATTGCTTTTCGCCTTCGTTTGGCATGGCCTTAAAATAAACCGTGCCTTGACGGCTGAATAGTTCGCTCATGCCTGTATTGTGCTTCCAATAGCTATCCTTCACCTCTTTTTCGGCGGCTTTGGTGGCCGTATCGGTATCGGCTGGCTGGAGTTTTTGTTTTTCTAGTTGCGCATCGGTAAAAGGTTTCACCGTGCAACGGCAACGCCAGCCGTTCGGCGGATAATAGTACGACCAAAAAGGATCATCAGCGGCCAATACGATTCCATTTAGGCGATCATGTTCGGCACGCACACGGTTGTCGCCTTTGGTTTGGTATTGCAGCCATGGAAATATGTCTTTTTGTTCTTGTATCTCCAACCATTTTTGTCCCATGATGGTACCGCGGACTACGGCCTGATATTCTGCTTGGGCATAATGCTGATTGTATCGTTCGTCGATATTTTTGACATGTTTGTAAAACTCAGTGAATGGACGCTGTACTCCACTTTGATCGTGCACGACGGCCCGCATCTCTTGCATCTGGCTATAACTTTTAGCCAAACCAAAGGCATACACATTGTTTTGTTGTAAACGCAGCCAACGTTCATTTTCGGGACTTTTATCCACTTCGCCCATCTTTTTAAAATTGGCTTTTATCCGACTCCAAAGTGAATCCCCATTGCTGAGCACAAGCTCGGGTGAGGTGGTTTCTTTGGGTAATTGTCCCGAGTGGATGGCTGTAGCTACTTCAATTAGTCGTTTATCAGTGCTTGCATTCGGTGCGACTAAGGTTTCGATGCCATGCATCCAGCTCGGTTTGCCAAGCAAATTCAACTTTTTTTCGTTGGTGCTTTTTTTTTTGAAGGCACTCAAGAGATCGCTATCGCTCAGTTTTTCGCCAGCACCTCCAAGCTGTTTAGCATCAGAATCAGGTTGATCAAAAGCAAAACGTGCATCACCAAGCGCATACCCTTTGCTAATTAAAAAGGGGAATAGCTGGTAATTGATAATGTTTTCGAGCCAACGCATATCACGTTCAATGTATTCGTTCATCATTCGCTCGTGCACCTGTGCAGCACCAACAAAACTCTTTTGATCGGACACGCCTGTCTGTCCCAAAATCAGTTTCGATAGCTGTTCATCACATAGTTTGGCCTGTTCTAGATACACCTGATACGCGTCCGAATGCTGACTTTCGTGAAACTCGACTTGATCGTCGATATGTAAAATGGCATAACCATTACTCCCGATATTGGCAGCCATCATTTCTTTGGCGTCTAACTCTTTGGCGTCGGTGCTTGAAGTGCGAATCACCACCACCGGCATCCCAAACTTTTCGGAACGCACCGACCAATCAGATCGGGCGTTGCGTTTCCAGATCACTTCGGGTACGGCATCTTTTAATAATCCAATGCTGTCAGGTAAACCCACTTCGATCAGATATTCGTTAAAAGGTGCATCCCGAAATGGGATACCCTTATCGTCGCCCACTTTGGCAACCACTAAACCCTTTTCGGGGATCACTAGATTGCGATCGATTAAATGCACCTCTTGAAAATGTCCATCCACCAATTGGCCGAACTCAATTAAAGAGTGCCCATAAAACAAGCTGTCGAGTGCCAAACTCATAAAATCGCCAAACCAAGGGCGATTGAGCATTTCGGTTAAATCCTTATTCAACGAACTACCTTTGCTCACGCTAAATGGTGCACCCATCGTTTTAATCTTTCGGCTGTTTATTTGACTGAACAAATGCGCATCACTCAAAGCCAATTGATAGAGTGCATACAAATCAGTTCGATCAGGACGTTCGGGGTCGGTGGCGCTTTCAACGGCTCGTTTCCATAAGCTCATTTCGGCTTTGGCCATGGGTGTACTGGTGCGCTTCAACTGGTAGGACAAACGATTTTGCTTATCCATTTTTACGAGTTTGTACTGTGGTTCGGGCATTTTGCTGCCTTTGAATAGTTGGGTGATGTAGTTGGTTAATCGCATGTTGGTTTTGTTTTGGATTGTTAATTGTCAGAATCAGGATTGGCCAAGATTTACAGGATTTTCAAGATGCTGGGGGGGATGGTGCTTTTTGATGCTCAAAAATCCTGTAAATCTTAAAATCCTGGCCAATCCTGATTCAGATTAAACTTCGTTTCTTTTGGCTTCCCCAGCGGAAGGTGTGTTGATTTTCTCCTGTTTTTGGATTGATGCGCTTTGGTAAATCCAATCCATTTTTTCCGTCGGCTACGCGTTCTAGAAAGTTGATCGTTTCGTTGTAGGCGGCTTCTACATGGGGAGCGATACGATGATTGGGCAAACGTTGATAAATGAGGTGTAACACTAAGTTTACCCCACATTGCACCAGATGCATGTTGCGTTCGGTTCCCGTGGTGGCAACTATTTGGGTCGTATCGTAGCGATCAAATAAATAGCTTTTTAGGGTGTCTTGTGCCATGGCCTCGGCACTGGTTAGAATGGCGGGGTTAGCTTGAATCATTGATTCAAGGTTGTTCTGCTTGATCTGGGGCAGGTAGTCGTCTTTGGTGATAAACATATTACATCCTCCTTGTTGAAAAACTTTTATATGCTCCCAC